TGGATTCAGAGCAACCTCACAACGCATAAGCTTATAGAAGTCAGGAGGCAATGGAAATAACTGAGCATTGTATACTGGATCTAGCTGGCCAGTTGTCAGATAGGACACAGGAGGAGCGATGAAGTAATCGTTTCCGAATTTCTGTATGATCAGATTATAGAGCCATTTATAGCTCTGACTAATCATGGAGGTCCATTCCTGAGTCGTAATATTATCTGCATTCACCCTGTCGGTGCGTTGCTGGCATTCAAGTATCAGATTCCCAACGGTTGTCTGACCCGGAGTTAACGACTGACCCGATACTGAGTAAGTGGGTAGAGAGGAAGCAGTCAGGCTTGCCGCTTGAATCTGATAGAAATAAAGAGTTCCAACTACCGCCGAGGCATCACTAAACTGCAGTGAGACCGTGTTTGCGATATTGGTGAACGTTATATTGTCTGTGGATCTATTAATATAATAGTTCACAACAAATGGAACGGGACTCCAACTGAGTAATACTAGGCCCTGACAAGAGGTAGCCAGGAACCCTGTTGGGGTAATCACGTTCCCTAATGGAGGAATCGACATCGGTTACTCCTTATCGAAGGCCAGTATCGGTCTTTGGTTCCGGCTTGTTTCCTTCGTGCATATGAAGATCGATGAAGTTTGCCATTGCTTGCATCAAGCGCTCCGGCGACTTCTCATGCATAGCGCCCATCATGTCTTGAGCTGCTGCATGCCTACCATCCATGGTTCCATCTTCATTCTTCACAACTTCTGGCTTCATTGGAGTGGGGGACATAGTCCGCTCCCCCATCCCGTTTCGCTTGGCCATAATTGTCGTCACTGCTTTTTTATGGTCAAAAAACATATTTATTATTGTCCTTGCTGTGTGATTACTGAATTACTCATCCAGAAGCTCATTCCAACAACGCTGCCTGTAGTAGGAGCAGTCGCAGCACCTGAAGTATTCAGGCACTGAGCAACAAGATAAGATCCTGCTCCTTGTCCTAATACCGAAGGTCCGTGACTTACGATGGTTTGATTCCCATCTCCGATTGCTTCGACTGACATAATTCCAGAATTAGTGGATGATTCCACTACTCCAGTCCCCGTACCAGAACCAGTTGCTGTCGCAATGAATGTAGCTCCAACATTAGGAATAATTCCTAATGGCAAGCCCATCGCATTCCAATTAGCTGTAGTGCTGGTTCCAACTGATACAATCACATATGCAGCGCCAATTGTCAGGCCAGAACCAGTCGAGATGCTGATCGGTGTTCCGCTTACTGGGGAGACAAATCCAACATTTCCACCTAGGTATGCATTGTAGTTATCCTGGAATACTACATAGATCAATCCAGCTGCTAAGCCGCCTGCTGATGGAAGCCCTGGAGCGCCAACAGCGGTATAGCTAACAGTCAGGCTGCCTACGCTAGAGGTCGTTGCAACACTGAGTGTGATTGCCGAAGATGATTGGATAGCAACAATGGTCGAACCTACGACAACTCCGCTTCCGCTAACTACCATTCCGACTTTTAGGCTGGATGTCCCACCTGAAATGCCGTCAATAATAGTCGTGGTATGGGACGCTCCTACAAAGCTTGCAGTGGAGTGCATATATACTCGATATACGCCGCCGCCCTTAAGTGACCATACGCCAAAGCCTGAGCCATTAGCCGGGTCTATAATAAAGTTACAATTCATCTGTACCAGTTTCCGCTCAAACGAGTGGAGGAACTGGTTAGTCCATCTATTCATGATTACTCCCTAAGGTTGGGAAGGATACGAGTAAACCGCCCCCGGGTTACAAGGCAGGGAGAGGCCGAAACCCCTCCCCACAGTTTAGTCAGATTAGAATTCTAACAATTGAACTGTTACTACACCGTTGTGTCCCGGTCTTAAACAATACATGTTAACATAACTTCCAACCCGTAATTCCGCTTGATCTTGGCCTGGAATTCGCAATATTTCTATGTCATCTAAATATTTCAAAATATGAGGAGCAGAATTTTGGGACCGAAGTACCCATGAATCCGCTTCCAAAAGATAGATCAATCCATCTGGACAGTTACGATCTGGGAACAAACTAATCTCAGAGTTAGCGCCATTGATCATGATGCCTCGGAATCCGATCTCGCCAACGGTTTCATTGATGTACTGAATCTTCGAACCCAAAGAGATCGAGAATGCAGTCCAGGTTGCATAAGAGCATAGGCCCGTATCAACACGTCCACCGTTCTGAGCAATTCTTCCTGATCCTTGAAGGACAGCTTCTTCCAAGCTTAGAGCAGAACCGTCAAAAGAAACACCGGCTAAACGCTGAGTATCCAAGTTACGATTAACACCAAAGAAAGAATCTGAAACTGGAGGTCCACCAACTGGTAACCATGCAGCTAGACCAGCAAGCTTTAGCAAGCTGTTAGTGCCGCTAGATCCTGAAGGCTGGAAATTGTTGTTCACAGTTGTTGGCAAGTCACCAGCTGTTGCTAGCCAGTAAGTTGCAGGCCAATCAGAAGCAATGTTAGTAGAGCAAGTTACAGTCAATACGCCTGTATTCCTGTTTACAGCAGTTACTTGAGCAACGTCTGTTGGAGCAGTACCCGAACCATCTACAAATTGAACAGCTACGATGAATTGATTTGCATCAAACTGCACAGCATCATCTGGATTGGTTAAAAGGACAGTATAAGTAGTTCCAGTTACGTTTGCTACAGAGGTGATCTGAGCAACAGTACCAGCACCGTTGCGATACATTGCTGATGCAAGACGGTTGGTTGCAATCTGCCAAGCGGCATCAATCATCAACTCACTTCCGTCAATAAAAGCTCCAGGATCAGTCTGAGCGGTTGCAAGCAGCTGACCGTCAATCGTTGCGACAGCAAAGTCAGCAACGCGTGTGATCAAGAACTCTGCGACTAGCGGAGAAGCCTGATTGGCATATGCAGTTGAGAATGTGGCAGAACCAGTCGAAAGGGAATAGATTACCGGATTTGGAAAATACTTACCTTCGAAACGTTCTTCTTTTTTGATTTGGGCTAGCCATGGATTATCTTTATAAGTGAGCCATTGTGTTTTCTGGCCATCATAGAGCTCTTTATAAATACCGGGTACGGTACTTGCTGACATTGCATTAGACATTAGACACCTCGAATTATGAAATTAAGCAGCTACGTATGCAGCGACTTAGGTTCGTGTCTTATGCTCGAGGTCTCTAAATGAGCAAGGGGCTGTAAAGCAAGACGGTCCCTACCTATAAGGGATATGGCTTACATGCCGTTTCGAAGTTTATTGATCAGTCTTTCTCGTTTCTGACCTTTCGTCTCATTCCTGGCTTGTCTCATCGAGGCCATTGAGGAAGTTGAGGCAGAAGTAAGGGTCCGAGTGCTATTGATCGCAGGCTTTTGAACCTCTACCGGTCCAGCAGAATGGTTCGTGATAAACTCTCGGGTTCGGGTAGGGGTCTTTGTTGTAGATGGAGCAGGTGCTTTAGTCTCTACGGGTTGACGTTTTCTTATTCCACTCATAGCTTTATCCTTCTCTTCATAATAGTCCTCAGCCATTTGAAGAGCTTCTTCAGGCTTCAGGAGTTCCTTGCCTTTGGAGTCTTTAAACACTGAGGCAGTTAGTTCATAGGCTAAGTCTTGGGCTTCTTCACCGTAGTAAGCGCAGTATTCAAACTTTTCCTTGTTTGATTGAATGGTTTTCCCTAATTCCGATTGGAAAGTCTCAATAGATTGCTTGTCCACCATAGCCTGATGTTCCTGCTCTTTCTTGAGCTGGGCATCTTCAAAGGCTTTAATACGCGCTTCTGTAGCTCCTTCGGCAGCTTTGATTGCTTTCTCTTCGGGAGTTAAATCGGGAGGGGCTTGTGCTGCAAGTGCATTAAAGATCTCGGTATCCGTGAATCCGAAAAGCTTCATAGCCCCTAGGGGATCTTTGCCTCTGAGGTCCTGGAACTGTTTGTAGACCTTCATCGGTTCTTCTAGTTCCTTACGATCAGCAATCACCTGTTGCCTCAAACGGACAATCTCTGCTTCCTTCTTTGCAAACTCATTGAAACGCTGGGATTTGAGAGGTTCTGGCTGTGCTGTCGTCGGTATGTCACCGCTGGTTTCAGCTGGGGTTGGCTGGCTCTCTTGGACCGCTGGTGGGGCTTGTGTCGTCGGTTGTGTTGGAGCTCCATATAATGCCATTGCCGATTCTTTACTCATCTAATTTCTCCTTTGAGTGCTGCCCCTTATAATCTAAATTTTTGATGTCCAAGACTATATCTTTCTGGAGAATCATTGTCCCCTTATCCCTGTCGAGGTTAAAGATAGAAAGAACATCCCCTATTTCAAAATGAACTATGCTATCTGGTTTTTCTATAGTTACCGACACTCTTATTTCAAATGGCATTGTTATGAATTCTGGACCTGTCATGCAGCTGCTCCTTGTGGAGTATTCTGCAATAACGGACTTGTAGGGGTTGGTGTTGGATTAGCCTGAGGTGCAACTGGAGGCTGCATTGCCTGAGCTGCTTGAGCTTGGGTATTATTGATCTGCTCTAAGAAGTCTCGGACTAATTGAATCCGATCTTCTGGAGCTCCCATGTACTCAGCGTAGTTGATATATTGCAAAGCTAACTGCTGACCCATCTGCGCATCCATGAATCCAGGTTCATAGACCACGGACTTCTTATCGTCTAGCATCTGTTCAAAGACCTGATGCAATCGATCCTCTGCGGCGTTAGCCAAAGCATCATTTACTTCGATGTCAGGCATAGCCAGCAATCGTCTAGCGGTCCTAGGACTTACCATCCCAGCTTGTGCGAGCTCTTGCACCTCACTTAGTCTACCAGAAATATCATCAGACAGCTGAGAGGTCGGATAGGCTCTAAGGGTATATTCTTCCTCGCTTAAATTGATATCAGCCCAATCAATGGTCTCAATGAATCTCTTATCAGGGAAGATAACTTCATACTTCCCATGTGTCTTGTAGATGTCTTTGACTATATTTATTGCTTGTCGTGCTATCTCCAGGGCAAACGCCTCCTGATCTTGCATCATGAAAGAGAATCGATCATCGGATACTTGGACTAGAGTTCTTAAAGCTTTC